CTATTTCATGTAACAGAACTACAATAAGGCTAGCTTTACTTTTTACACACTTTGGTAAAGCAATAACTTTACTATCAGGATAATAAAAGTACGATTTACCTTCTCTCTTTAACTCAACAGAAAGTTCTTTACAAACAGCTTCTAAAATTTTGTAATCTTTTGTAAACTGCTTATCTGTTACTTTCATTTTTTGACTTTCTTGTTTATTATTCTAAGATTTTCTATTTCATATTCACCGGTAACTAAATCGCATTCTCCGTACGCAAAACCATTATTCCACTGGTTTATTCTAGCGTAGTATGGATTCAGAGTAGAAAGACAACCTGTAGTGTAAATATTTCGGTTGTGTCGTGTAATGCTATCTGTGTCAATTCTATGACTAGTTTTATGAAAATGACCCGTAAGCATATCTCCATTAAACTTATTACCTAAACTATTAGCAGGGTTTTTACCTCCTCCTCCACCTCCAATAAATTCATGACCATGTGCAATAAACAAATTACCAAACTTCATAAGTTGTCTATCTGCTACATACTGTATATTTAGTTCTCCTAATCTTAACCTGGCATCTAACTTAAATTCAGGATCTTTAAATATTTCAGGAGCTTTATTGTATAACCATTTTTCCCACCGTTCATCATGATTACCTTCTTTAAATATTATTGTAGTAGAAGGAAAAGATTTACGCAGATTTTCCAAGAAACTTCTTACTTGTTCAAATTCAGTATAAACATCACGACTTCTCCAGTCTTGATCGTGTCTACTAATCATTGTAAAATCTAACAAATCTCCGTTTATTACAATAGCTTCTGCTCCTTTATTAGCAGCATAGTCTAATGCTAATTCAATACTTTCTACACTATGAAAAGGAAAATGTAAATCTGAAATAATAAGTGCTTTCTTTCTCTGTATTATAAAATGAGAAATAGTGTCTGCCATACTATTAGGAATTCCATATTTATTTACATCATGTACATAAGGTTCGTTAGGAACGTAGTATTCTCTTCTTTTATTCTGATGATGCTGATTCCTTTTGTAGCGTACAAAACTTCTAGCATTCTCATAATTTGTAAAACTTTCAGGAAATGCTGCAATTAATTCAGAGGCAAGTTTTCGCGTAAGTATTTTATCATTTGTCTCCTCTATTCGTTTATAAAAAAACTCTAAAACAAATTCAGGTCTTTTAGCCATAGTCTTTTTCTTATAATATACACAAAAAAAATAACCCCAGATAATTCCGGGGTTATTTTTCCTTGTCGGGTAAGTATTGTTAGAAACTTCCGCCTGTAATAGGGTTCCGCATAACAATCTTCAACACTCTGGTTGGGTCTTTCACCCAAATTGCGGGGTAGGTTTGTGTCATATAAACACGGAAACCGTTGAAATTACCGCTAGATTGGAAACCTTGAGTACGACCCAAGTAATCCATAGTACCGTTTTGATACCACCAACGTAATTCAGAATCCCATTTTTTCTTCAACAAGAAGATGTTGTCATTAGTATTATCAGTGATATCAAAGATAATAAATGAGTAAGAAGAAAGAGGATAACCGTCGATAATTGGGTTCTCGATATCGTTGGTATTGTAATTATCAAATGCAGGGTTGATAACAAACTTAACATTTGCCAAGAATGGAATTACATAACTAGTGTATGCATATCCAAAGTGAAGATCCATACCTTTGTTAGTAATAGCTCCTACTTCAGAAGCGTTGATAATCAAACCAGACTGAACAGCTTCACGCTTAATAGCCTCGTTAACCAAACGCATACCTGCAAGACCTGTTTGTACAACAATCTCACGCTTAGGATCTGGACCTTTAAACTCAACTTTACCTGCGAAGTAATTGTAAAGTTCAGATTTAAACAGATCAAGATTAAAGTTTACTTTGTTGTAAACACGCTTGTAAGAGTTATCTAATTGTTTCCAAAGACCTACAGACAAACGAATATCATCAGGACCGTCTTGCTTCAAACGACCACCTTTACCCCACATCAGGTAAGATTCAATATCTTGACCGATTTTAGCAAGGTGAGCGGCTTCTGTTTTAGTAACGAAGGAACGAGTAATAGAACCTGATTTCATAGCGCTCTTAATTCCGTCTTTACCCATTTTGTTAAGCATATTGGGTACAGAAAGATCAAGACTAGGGTCGAAAGATCTCCAAAGTTCTTGAACTGGAATAGAACCGTCTGCCATCATAGCACCTTTCTGCATCATCGCAGCGCGAGAAGAGAAAGAATAATGAGTATGAGCTTCAGCACCTCCTACGAAGTTATAGAACTCACGATACCCATTACTAACTTCCATATCTGAAAAACGCTCACCGTATTCACCACGAGCAGAACCAACACGGAAGAATTTAGTACCTGGAGCAAGATATTTAGGATCTAAACTCTGGTTAGAGTTATTATTTACCAACTGTACAGTGTAAATAAAACTATCACCCTGAGGAAGAACATCGTGTTCAGGAGAAACATAAAGTTCCAAACCATTCATTTTGTCATAAGTGATAATATCACCATGACCAAAAGAACGCTTGTTTAACTTAATTTTGAAGTAAGTACCATCAATACCAAGATCAGGTGCAGTTTCGATATTCTCTACAATGTAAGGAAGATCTTCTACAATAGGAATTTGGAATTTGTACTCACCACGAGCATTGTCTACTTCAATGGTATTCTTACCACCAAAATTAGACATCATGTAAAGTGGCATTTCAACCTTCTGCGCCATTGCCCAAAGGTCGATAGGACCCATATTCATCGGCTCCTGGTCTTTCATCTGTTGGAGCAAATGGTACGAGTCGATGTGGCTAGATACTTTGTAAGCAGTGTCCCTTACAAAAATACCATTGTTTAAAACTGGAGTCGACATAATACTTATAATTAATAATGTGTTCTATATAATATAATAAGTTTTTAACCAAAAATACTACGAGGCTTAAAATTTTTTTTCGGTTTCCTCGATTTATCTTCGGATTCATCATCTATAATAGCAGTAGGTATCTTTTCTTTTTCTGCAATTTTGAGTTTTCTAACTGTCTCAGTTACAGCTTCTTTACCACCAATATTTTTGATTTTTTCTTTGTAACCATTAGGGTCTTGAAGCAACCATAATGCTTCTGAAATTAAATCTAATCTAGGCTCAACAAACTGATATTTTTCTAACAAATGACCTAGTAAATTAACTTTTCTACCGGTCAAAGAGTCATAATCTAAGTTTACCAAACCAGAATAAAGATTGCTTTGAGTCTTTCTATCAATCTTAATTCCATTCAATTCACCTGCTTTTAAAGCGCCTACTACATCGTTTTGGAATTTATTTACAGCTTGAATTCTTTTTTGACGCTGTGCTTCTTGCTCTGCAAGTTTTCTAGTAATCTCTTTTTGTTTTACTTCTTGCAACTTAGGTTTAAAATTATCAGCTTTCTTACTAAGAGTATTGAGATCTTTCCATTCTTGGATTTGTTCTTCAATTTCTTCTTCACTACCAAACCTAGTTAATTGCAAATAATTTCTAGCAATAGATTCTGCATCCCCTTCATCTTCTACATTTGATTCAAACATTTCTGCATTTTCAGCAAACATTCTAAACAAACCTTTCAAATCAGTACCACCTTTTTGAAAATAACTATATGCGATAGCAAATTCTTCAGGCATTTCCTCAAAGAAATTTTGTTGGAGTTCTGCTCTAACATTATCTTCTACTTGTTCAATGTTAGCTTTAATTAACTCTTCAATGTCTTTATCAGAGTAATCTTCTATTTTTTCTTCTGTACCATCTTCTTTTACAAAAGGTTTAATAACTCCTTTTTTAATTAAAGATGCTACAGCTTTTCCTGTATAAGGATTTTTTGCTTTACTATTTTCTTTGGTAAAAGCATTTCCTTTGTCATCATCATCTTCTTCTTCATCGTCGTCTTCATCATCCTCTTCTTCTAATTCTGTAGGATCAGGAATATTATCCTCTACTTTTTCAAAGACAGATGATTTTTTAACATCATCTGGTTTATCTGTTTTTTCTTGAGACAAATCTGAAGGTGTATTATCATCTGTCTCCATACTTGCGGAACCTGCACCAAAATCATCCAGGTTGTCCAATTCAAACTCATCTACGTTAGTCTGCATAAAATATAATTTTCAATAAAGTTACTAAGTTTATTTTATCAAATCCAAATTATTTAGATTTATTCTCTTTTTCTTTATTTTTTCTGTTAGCTTCAAGTTCACTTTTAGTTTTATTTTCTCTTGCTATTTCAAGTGCAACTCTAGCTTTTTCACGCTCAACATTTATTTTTTCTCGCGTCAGATTTAATTTCTCTCGTTCAGTCAAAGATCTGTTATTTTCTTTTTCCCTATTAAAGTTCATCTGGTCTTGATATTGTTGAGTAGAAGTAAGACGATCCATATAATCTTGATAATCGCTCATTTTATTCTCATTAATATCTTGCATAGAACCATACCCAGCTGCTCTAATTTGAGCAACCACGATATTGTTTTCATTTTCCATTTGAGCCATTTCAAGTTTAAACTGTCTTTCTTTTTCTGCAGCAGCTTTTTGAGCTTCAAGAAGTTGTTGTTGTTTTTGCATTTCAGCTTCTTGTGCAGCTTGAGCATTTTCTTGAGCTTGTTTCTCAATCTTAGCAAGAATATTATCTGTTTCTGCAATACTGGTAGATTTAATAATATTAGCTAAATCGTAAATACTAGCGTTTGCTGTATTGTTACTCATTGCTAAACTCTTAAGTTGTTCTAATAAAGCACGGTGATTTGCTTTAGTAGTGACAAAAACATTAAGATCGCGCAGCAATAAATCAGTACCGTTTATTTCAAAGTTTACTTTTTCATCTAAACTTGTAACATATGTTAATCTAGTAGAAGGATTAGTAGAATGATAAAACTGCGCAAGGTCTGTTCTCATCTGATGTACGCGCGGCATCAAGTAATCACTATGCTCTACAAACATCATTTCGGTTTGAGCATATGAACCTGTAACTGCTTGTTCTACTTCAGTAGCAGATTGAGTTTGTCCTATTGTTTGACCCATTCTTTGCGGATTTACTCCTATTACGTCAAACGCTTGAGTTTTAAAATACTGAGCTAATTGAATACGAGACATTAAACGCTGAGTTTGTTCAAGGTTAAGAACTTGATAGTGATTAAACCCAACATTATTTTCTGTATTCATTAATGTAGTATCTAAAGGAAGAATACTAAAATCACGCATTGCTACATACGCTTTAGCATAATTACCTTTACCCCAGTCTTCTCCTAAACTATGTTGAGGTAACGCATTCTGATCTAAAAGAACTACAGTACCTAATTCATCAATAAGAATATCTTGAATTTGGTTATTGACAATATTGTAACCTACTTGATATGGTTTCATAATATCAACCATAGAAACAGATCTTGTATTTCTATCATTAAATACAGAACCTTCTACCGGAAGTTTACATCCATATAAGTTATTGTTACCTTTAAACTGGAATTTCAATCTACCAGGTTTATCTTTTCCTACTCCTAAATAAATAGGATTAAAACCACCAGGATTATTCATACCCCACAATGAAGGTCTGTTAGGTCCAATTTTTGTAGCACCATAAACTTCATTAATCCATAACCATTCTATGTGTTCACCAAAAATTAAAGTCTCAGCGGTTTTTTCTTTTTTAAGAGTAGCGTCGTAAAGAGGTTTGTCTGTTACTTTATATGATTCTGTTACAACTTTTTCTATAACTTCTCCTTCTTCTGTAATCTTAGTAAGATGACCAACTTTTCTTTGTGTCTTCCAATATACTGTAGTAACCCTTACAAAATAAGCATTACCTGTATTTATAAGATCTTCTGATTCTGCATAGACTGCCCATATAGGGTCACCACCGTAAATAAAATCATCGTGCACCGACAAAAACTGACGGTACCCTAATGAAGGCATTGAAGTATTCCATTCGTGAGTTCTTGTAGGATCATAAAAAGAACCATCGTTTTGAACACCCTGCATAGCATAAGTAGCTCCTTTTACAGGATAATTAAGTTCTATACTTCTTAATTCTTCTTCTGTCATCAAATAACCGTATTTATCAATAACATCAGAAGCAGTCATCACATCAATCTTTCCTACATAATTACCTTCTGAAGTATAACGGACAGAAGGTGATTTATGATAAAAAGTAGTAATAGGATTCACGATCTGTAATTAACTTATCTCTAAATGCTCTTTCTTCTAATTCATCCATTTTAAATCGTTCAACATCTACATTATGCTGATGCTGTGCCCATAACTCACACAAAGAACGATAACTTTTAGTCATCACTGCTTGTATTTCAGGCATTGATTGAATTTTTTCTGGACCGAGAGCTTCTTGAACTTCTGGGTCATTAGGGTCTACCCCTTGTTCTACCATAGCAGCAGCTATTTTTTGTTGAGCTTTAACAAAAAGAGCTTCCTCTACCATTTCTTTTTTAACTTCTAACTGCTCGTTGTAGGAAGTATCATCTACCGCTCTATATGAAACTGTATTGTTTCTTTTAGCAAATTCAGCACATAATACATTAACTACATTAGGAATAATAGGATAGAATTTTAATTCATTAGCACCGTCGTATTGAAAGTTTAGAGTATCTACCAATTCTGCAGTATCCGATGTTTCATCTACGATATAGTCGTTTCTATCAATAATACCTCTAGCTAACTTATAGTTTTTGAGTAATCTTTTAGCATTTCTAGATATTTGTTTAATACCCTGCCATTCAAAATAATCTACACAAGACGCTAACCAAACGTCATCTTTTTCCTTTTCAGGAAGAAACTGTAAAGGTTGTACTATAAGACCAAGTCTATTATTTCTATCTACTTTGGCTCCCTGTTTTACTTGCAGTGCGTTAACTATTCTCATCTTATATTTTTAAAAGGAGATTTTCTAATTGATTGTTTCATCCCTCCAAAATGTTTAAAAGGACTCTTTGTCAATTTATACAAATCTTTATTCTTATCCAAATCTTTATTGATAACTCTTTTAGCAAAACCCTTGTTAGCTGTTTGGACTTTTATAAACGCCACAAGAGCGCAAAAACTTACAAGTCTATCCACGTTTAACCCGTCTACATATGCTTTCATTTCTTTAATAAGCATAGGGTCAGGTATTCTTTCTACTCCGTAAACACGTTTTACTACTTTACCTGTAGTAGCATGCTCCTCGTTTATGACTTCTTTTACATATTCAATAGCATGACTTAAAAGGTGAGTTTTAAAAATGACACCTACGTTTTTCCATCCATATTCAGATCTTACTGTAGAATTAGCAGTTAACTCTTTCAAAAACAGCATCTTATCTTTAGGTACCAAAAAGTGCTGTTTCTTTTTAAGAATCATGTATGTAATAAAAATAGGTACGTTGTTTTCTATAATAGTCCACGCATTGTACCAGGTAATAATATTTAACAACTGCTGATGTGTCTCGTTAATATCATCGTATCGACCACACCAAGTAGCAACAATTTTGTCACCTTCTATTTCAGTTCTAGATGTACCATCTTCCTCATACACAGTAACTTCTGTAGGTGCTTTGTAAACTATAATAGAACAAAGAGAATCTGAAGTAGTAGTAGCACCTTCAGAAACAGGGTCAATAGAAGCGTAATACTGACCAAATGAAGGATCTTTACAAGGTCTCTCCCATACAGAAATGCAAGCTCGTTTATCTTTTTGTTCTTTCTTTACAGGAAAATCCATAATAGGATAACGCATACTTTTTTTAGCTTCAAGCTCACCTTTTTCGTTATAATCAAGATCTAAATATTCTACACTATACTCTTTGTTAGCAATACGCATTTCCTGCGCTTGTAATATATGTAAAGGAAATTTAGATTCTTTTCTACTAGCTAGCGCTTCTTCTATATTTCTAGGACGCTGAGAAATTTCAAGTTGATATTCTGCAGGGTCTAGATTTTCTTTAAGTTTTTCGTAATCTTTATCTAGAGCTTCTAATGCTTCTTGTACTAATGAATTACCATAAGCATCTATAAAAGGAGGCATAGACCACTGCTCAGGAATAAACAAACCTGTAACAGCAACTGTACCTTTTGAGTCCATCAACTTATGCTCTACACCCAAAAACTTATTTTCAATAGGACGTAGTAAATATTTTTTCAGAGGTTCACATTTGTCAAGTTCCCCTACAGAACCTCCTAGATAAAAAATACCGGTTTTAATTTGCCC